ATCTTACACCAGCGGCGAGGGGTCTCCTGAGAATCTAATCCCATCGCGATTAGATTCCCCGTTTTCCGCTGTCCTCCCTGGGGCGGGATGTCGATAATTCGAGGGCATGGTTCAGAGCATAACAAACGCCGACGCTGTATCTGTTCCCCTCACTCACGCGGCCAGCATGGTCGCGCTGTTCGAGGCGGCTCTCAAGAATAACATCGGCGTCAACTCCGTCAGCGTGGACGGCTTCACGACCAGCTTCAATCGTCAACAAGCGATCTCAGAATTGAATTATTGGAAGAGACGAGTCGGAGCGGAGACTGGAAGTCGACCCCTGAAGATGAGGATCAAGCTGGACTGATGGCGACCAGGACGAAGAAGAGAACGACCAGGAAGAAGAAGGCGGCTCCTCGAAAAGAGCCGACCTCCCTGGCTTATGACTCATCCGAGTCGGACACGAAGCGGAGGAACCCCTCGACGCGGCTCAAGAGCGTCGACCACATCCTCACACCGACGAAGCGGAAGCGGCTGGTCAGCTCGACCAGGGACATCGTCCAGAACTTCTCAATCGCACAATGGGCCGTCAAGCGGCACCTCGACTATAACTCCTCCTTCAGCTTCCAGCCGAGGACAGGAGACGACGAACTCGACCGCCAGCTTCATGATCTGATGCACTGGTACGAGCGACCGCTGAACTGTGACGTCTCTGGGCGTCACTCATTCTGCCAGCTCATCCGGATGTGCGAGGAGCGGCGGGTCGTCGACGGGGATGTCTTCCTGGTCAAGATGTCCAGCGGTCACCTCCAGGCGATCGAGTCGGATCGCGTGAGAACTGACGCGATGGGAAACAGCTCGAGCGACGACGGCCTGATCCACGGCTGCAAGGTCAGCAAGGGAGGACGCCTCCAGTCGATCGCGATCCATAACCGCACAGCCTCCGGGGGGTACGAATTCGCCCGGACGGTCAGGGCCGGGAACGTCTATCAGCTCGGATACTTCGACCGCTTCGACCAGATCCGGGGAGTCAGCCCGATGGCCTCGGCGATCAACGCCTTCCGGGACGTCTACGAGGGGGCGGAGTACGCCCTGGCGAAGATGAAGGTCTCGCAGCTCTTCGGCCTCGCGTTCTATCGTGAGAATCCGGACGAGTTCGGGGTCACCGATGGCGGCGACGATGCCGGTTATGATGTCGACTTCGGGAAGGGGCCGGTTATGCTCGACCTGAGTCCCGGAGATCGTGCTGAGTTCCTCGAAAGTAAGTCTCCTCACCAGGAGTTTCAGTCGTTTATGGAGACGATGATCGGGGTCGCCCTGAAGAGTCTTGGAATTCCATTCTCATTTTACAGTGAGAATTTTACAAACTTCTTCGGCGCCAAGAGCGCCGCGATTCATTACGAGAAGAGCTGTAAATCACGACGAGCGACCCTCCGGGAGCTGCTCGACAGGATCACCCTCTGGCGGCTGGGGCTGTTCATCCAGGACGGAGACCTCGTCCTCCCCGCTGGGATGCAGCTCTCCGGGGTTGAATGGGAGTGGGTTCACGACGGGACGCCCTGGTGGGATCCGTCCAAGGAGGTCAGAGGGGACGTTCTGGCGATCGCCTCCGGTCTGAAGACCAGGAGCCAGGTGATCAAGGAGCGACATGGACGAGACTTCCGGGATGTCGTCGACCAGCTCGCCCGCGAGGAGCAGTACATCAAGGACGCCGGGATCACCGTCGAAACAGACAAGCTCATCATCTCAGGAGATACAGATGACGAAGAAGACCAAGACGAACAGACGCCGGAACGTCCCTGAGGCAGCTCTCACGCTCAAGGCGGGGGAGTTCGGATTCAGTCACGACGACGCCCAGGGCCGCGTGAAGCTGCTCGCTCGCTCGAGCCAGCCGATCGATCATTGGTTCTGGGGGCGGATCGTCCACGACATGTCGGGCGTCCAGCACAAGGAGCGGATCGTCCTGGATTACAATCACGATCCTGACCAGGTGATCGGCTACCTGGACGGCTTCGAGGTGACCGATGAGGGACTCCAGGCGACGGGTCAGCTCGTCAGCTTCACAGACGACGACAGGGCGGCAGAGATCCAGCACAAGGGGAGCCTCGGCGTCCCTTACGAGGCTTCGATCAATTTCGGAGGCTCTGGCCTCAAGCTGGAGGAGGTCTCCGAAGGCGAGAGCGTCCCGGTCAACGGCTACGAGTTCGACGGCCCTGGTGTCGTTGTTCGCACCTGGCCTTTTCGCGGATGCGCTGTCTGCCCTTACGGGGCTGACGAGAATACAGAATCGACGGTATTTAAGGACGGCCCTCTAGTGGCCGTCGACATCTTAACAGGAGAGGAAGACATGATCGAAGAAGCAAAAACGGAAGACGATCAGGTCGAGGAGGCTGTCATCGAGGAATCGACTGACGAGGCCGAGCCGACTGTCGAGGAGGTCGTGACCGAGGCGATCGAGGGAACCGACGAAGAGGAAGCCCTGGAGACAGCCGAGGAAGAGACCGCCGAAGAGGAACTGGCTGTCGTCGAGATGGCTCAGGAGGATCCCCGGAGCGAATGCGGTCGCTTCATTCAGTCCTTCGGAGCTGATGGCGGCAAATGGTTTGCCGAGGGTCTGAGCTTCGCGGAAGCCCAGGATCGGCACATGGTCGGAGTTATCGAAGAGCGTGACGCTCTCCGCGAGGAGAACGAGACGCTCCGGACTCAGCTCGCGGCTGTCAGTCGCGGCGAGGCCGAGGCTCTGGACTTCTCAGTCGCCCCTGGTGATGAGAATTCGGAGCGGATGGCGAAGATCAACGGTTACAAGGATCAGCTCGGGAGTCTCGGCGCGGCAGCTTTTGCGGCCCGCTTCGACAACTCAAAAGAATAACTACTCACTAACAAGAAGAACGGAAGGACTAGACAATGGCTGACAGCTTCATGACGACCGCAGAGGTCACTAAATTCAACGACTCCGATCTGGATGTCGGGATCATCAGCGACGTCCTCGACGACGCGCCGGTTCTGGCTCGTTTAGCCGCGCGATCGATCGCCGGTTATACCTACAAATACCTCAAGCGGACAGCAAATCCGACGACCGGCTTCCGGACTGAGAACGACGGGCGAGACCTGAACCTCGGGACTTACTCGACCGTGACGGTCACCCTGGCGATCCTCGACGCCTCCTTCGGCGTGGATGTCGCGGTCGCCCAGAGCGACGAGCGTGGATGGTCTGCGATGCTCGGCACCCAGGCTATCGATCACCTTCGATCGGCGATGGCAAAAGCCGAGGACGAGATCCTCAACGGTGACAACGCCAACGGCTTCGACGCGATGGCCGACCAGACGACCGGTCACATCGGCGGAGCGATGAACGTCAACGCGGCGGGAACGACAGCAGACACGGCCTCGAGTGTGTACCTGGTCAATACCGGGATCTCGGACGTTCATGTGGTCTGGGGTCAGAACGGCGTGATCGATGTCGGCGAGACAACGATCCAGAAGTTCGCCGGATCCTCGACTGGATCCTACCCGGCGTACTACACCCCGATAACCTCCTGGTGTGGTCTCCAGGTCGGCGGAGCTTATTCGCTCGGGCGGATCTGCAACATCACCGAGGACAGCGGAAAGGGACTATCTGACGCCCTGATCTCTCAGGCGATCAGCAAGTTCCCCGCAGGACGCGGGCCGAGCTTCATGGCGATGAACCGACGGAGCTTGCAACAATTGCAGGCTTCCCGGACAGCAACGTCACCGAGTGGTGCCCCTGCTGCGTTCCCAGATTCGGCCTTCGGAATTCCGATTGTTGTCACGGACAGCCTATCGGAAACTGAAGCTCTCTTGAGTTAGCGGAAGCGGTGACGACCTTGACTATTATCGCCGACATCCTAGTCCAATCGTTCCAGACGCTCGCTTCGACGGGCGGAGTGTCGATCCGTTATGTCCGAGGAGACGACGTTGTCGACCTGACAGCCGTCCCTGGCTCTACGGATTACGAGACGGAGACGAGCGGCGGGATCTACGAGAGCCACACGGCGAGGGATTACCTCGTCCTGGCCGAGGATCTCAAGATCGGAGGCGAGAGAGTCAGGCCGAAAAGAGGCGACGAGATACGCGAGACTGTGGCAGGGGAGGAGGTCACCTTCCCTGTCATGGCTCTCGGCGGCTCGCGGCACTATTCCTTTTCGGATCCACACCGGCAGATCCTCAGAGTCCATACGAAGCAGGTGAATTGATGAGCGTGATCGGCGACATCGCTGACGGACTGGTCTCCGCCCTGAACGGGTTATCACTCAGCCAGTCCTTCACCGCGACCCGAGTCGCTCTCCCACGCTTCGCTCTCGAGGATCTCGCCGGTCTGGATGTCACCGTCTGGGCTGCTGACGAGGAGATCAGCCTGGAGTCCCGCTCCAGGAATCAACACGACTATACGATCATGATCGGGATCAGGAAGCCGGTCGACCCGGACTCGACGAGCGACCTGGACGGGATGCTCGACCTGGTCGAAGAGATGAAGGACGGCCTGGACTTTACAGGTCACAGCGGGGCGACATGGATCCGGACGGATCACTCGCCTCTTTTTGATCCAGACGTTTTACAGGAGCGGCGCGAGTTCCTCGCATCGCTCGAGGTCAATTTTAGAAAGGTGAGGTAGAGCAATGGCTCTTGTATTAGGATTAGACGCGAAAGCATACAGAAACACGGGAACCTGGACTTCCGCCACGTGGAGTCTCATCGACAACCTGAAGGACGTCACGATCAACCTGGAAGCCGGTGACGCGGATGTCACGACCAGGGGCGGCGGCGGCTTCCGCCAGTCGGTCGCGACGCTGAAGGACGGCTCTGTGGACTTTCAGATGGTCTGGGATACTGCTGACGCAGAATTCACGGCCCTGAAGAACGCATTTTTTGCGAATACGTCCGTCGAGATGGCCTTCATGGACGGCCTGATCGCGACGACGGGATCCCAGGGACTTCACGCTGACTTTTCTGTCACGAACTTCTCCAGGAGCGAAGCTCTCGAGGA